GTGCGAACGAAAACGTTGTTTTTAAGGAAGAGGGAAAACGAGATTTGACAGAATAGAGGGAAAAGGTTTGTTTTGTTTGTTTTTATTTGTTTTTATTTTTATTTTTCCTGTACAGAGACATGTATAAATATTTGACTATTGTGGTGCACCAATCAAAGCTCCGACAAAGCGTGAGCTAGTGACAGTGGTGGCGGCTGTCATTCCAGGAGTGATTGTGGCTGGTAATGCAGTTACATTTACAAGGATCCAAACAGTACCTTGGGTTGCTGTACCTTCGACTGTGATAGATGATAAAGGTGACGTTGCTCCGCCTGTTAAGACGTTCGCGGCCACCCCACTTAAAACAGTACCGTCAATTATATAATTGAAAAGAAACAGTCCGGCGATATTAAAGGTTATTAACCCAGTTGTTGCAAAGGTTAATGCACCATTTAATTTATCACCGTAACCGGCAGCGACCATATTCGTGCCGACCCAATTTGCTGTGGACATCCCGGTAGTTGATAGGAATCTACCGAATGTGTTGCCATAAACAATGGGAGAGATATGTGGTGTCATAAATTTTACAGTATAGCGAACATAAAGTTCACCAGTTACACCACCAGCACCTCCTTGTGAGCAAGGTAAGTAAACTCCGGTTGCTGTTAAGCCGGGGTCACGTGAGGAGATGGTTGAGGGTGTTGCTGCGGTATCCACAAAGTAAGATTGTCTTTTGTGGAGATCAGCTGGTAAACATTGTAGTGCGCACTCCCCCCAAGCTGTTGCCGCAACCGAAGCTCTATTTGCTAATGCTTGGATTTTGGAATTTGGGGGTGGATCACTCACATCATAATCCACGGCAAGAATAATACGCCCGGCCGTGGCGGTGGATACTTCAGAGAAGTACCCAAACTCTAACATTTGAAAGGAATAGGACTCAAAGTTGGCGGCCATACGAGATAGCCAAGGGAACAACAATGGGTTACCTGGGTTGATGACAAGACCAGTTGGATATGCACCTATTGAGATGCTGCCCACAGTAAAGGCGGCATTGCAACTCATATCGGCGAAATATTCCCGGTGAGAGATAACACAATCTCCATTTGTGGAATAGCGGAGATTAGGGCGTGATGCGGCAATGGTTCTAGCTATTGCCACAGGAGCTACTTGCTTAGGAATGATGCTAGTAGATTGCCCACGGGGATTTCGGTTTTTATTTTTATTTTTGGATAAGGTGATTTTCTTAACTGATTTTGATGCCATAGCGAATGAAGCTTACCACCAGACGATTGGTAGTAATTGGTGTTTGGAGTGTTAAAATATGAAGGGGGAATTACTGGATTTGGAGTAGTCGGACGAGGACCACCAGCAAAGCGAGTATTAGATCTCAGGAAATTACCTATAAAATCAGATCCGGCCTCGTAGTCGCCAGTATGCTGATAATTTGTGCCGTAAACGGTTTGAACGTATTGATCAATCAGTGGTTCTCGAAAGCCTCGAGAGTTAGTGGTCCAAAGTGATGACCAGGGTATCTCGGAGCTAGACCAAGCACGATTTCTGAAAAATACAGCAGCGTTATTGAACTGCGTATAATCCTGATCTCCTAATTGGAGGTTACGATTGTATTGAGGTTGATCAACGTATGCGGCTAAAAGGTTGACGTGAGAGTTGAATTCGGCGTCAGAAATTGGACGGGGATAAGACATGTGAATTTGGGTTTTCCAAAACGAAACGTTAGGAAATATCCTGGTGCCGCACGAAGCACCAGTCTATTGTGTTGTTGTTTTTGAATGTGAAAATTTGCAATTCTTCCGATTGCATTGTCCTGCGATAAAGTCCCTGCAAACTTTCTCGTGCAAAAATTTGCATTTTGCACCTTTATCACATTTACCTTTAGTGTACGCAAAGCAGATTAGTTTTTCTGTGGTCTCTACTTTGGGTTGTGGAGGGGGATGATGGAATTCCTCATTTATCACAGTGGTTGTTTTTACAGGTACCACTAGTGAATCGGATGTAACAATTATTGGCATTGTTAACAAATCCTCAGGATTTTTACAATCCAGCAGATATTCATACAAATGTGTTGGGTCACAATCTGTAAAGAATTTCGCCAACCAAACATGGTTATCTTCAATATAACCATTTGGCCAGTTAACTTCTTTATCAAATTGTGATGCCCAAGAACCAATTCTTCTGTCAGCTTCAATACTAAGGTCAATTCCCACTCGTTTGGCAGCGTGTAATATCTGCTTCACGACTGGCGTTTCACCATCAGTACGAGACAAACCGATCAGTTTTTGTTGTAATTTTTCAACTGGTGTAAAACATCCTAAATGTGGAGTAACATGCAGTTTTGATAATATTCTCTTCAAATCACATGTGGATTTTGGGGCTCCATACCACACTTCTGTGGTATAAAACCTAGACAAATAATTAACGCCTGGTGAACCTCTACGAAATTCATCAACGTCAAGTACTTGACCAACCAACAATCCAGCTTGTTTTATGTAAGAGCCGCCAATTATACCAGGTTGTATTGAGGTGGCAATAGTATCATCACCACCAAATTGGCCAACTGCTTCGTAGGCTTGTTTAGCTGGTATATGTGCTAACCTACGTGATATAAAATCCATCAACTTTGACACACAAGTGTTAAATACAGCAGTCTCTGCTGATCCACTACCTCTGGCAAATTCAATCTTGTATTTAACATTTTGTTTTGTGTGTGCTTTAATTTTGAACTGAGCTGTGTGTAATTCAATAATTTTTACATGATATTCTGGTTTAAAGAATCTCAACAGCATCATACGTTCAAAATTTCGAAGAACTTCTGATATATGACCATCCATTCGCACAGCATCTGTACAACTAACACCAGTTTCATCAGTACACACTCCACAAACAGCAATAGCTATTTGGAGGGGGGTTTTTCCGAAGCTATACCAATCATTTTTGGATATTTCATCAGTAAAACAATATGTGTACCTCGAATATTCTCTTTTATCAGGTGTATTGTATGTAGTAATTAAACGGGGATCAGATGCTTTATTGTATGGTTCTGCTTTAAGGAATGTGGAACATTTTCTATTTGGTAAATCTGATTCTGCTCTTTCAAGTAAGCTGCGTTGAGCCGGCCTGGCCTGATGAGCATATACAACATCAACATCATATGGGGCATGTTGGTGTGGTTTTGGTATCAATAATTTAACAAATTCCTCTAAGCAATCCAACAAAAATTTTGTTGGGGCTTGTGGTGGTATATCTTTTTGTGGTTCAACGATCCTACCCTTCACTGCCGCAATTTCATTATTCACTGATTTATCTGGAATAAATGCGCCAGGTACAATAGGGGACATAAAGGGTTGCAAAAGAGCACCAGGCTCAAATTGGTAATTTTGAGGATTGGTGATTTGATAAATGAAACTACCTTGTTCTGGGGGATACACAGTGGCAGTTTTAATTGCAGAGTTGGTTCGAAAATAATCTGTTAACACACTTGCACTGTGTCTATCTTCAATCCATGAAACCATGGTTGCATTACCAACATTTGTGCTAGTTGTGTCAACAACTGAACGTATTGCATCAAATGTTTTACTATTCAATGTAACACAGTTGTATTCATTGGTCCTGCTGATTGATCTTTTCATTCCAGTCTTTGTCTGGACATCAAGAACAGCAAAACCATTGTTAACAACTTCCAAATGTTTTATTGGTTCAGGACCTAACCAATTATACAACCAGGAGTATAAACCTCTCCATTTACCAATAGGAACAAGGAGCACAAATTGGTGATGATCATTTGCACTCCTCCTTTCCACAACATAGCTTTTACTAGTCCATCCACTAGTCACACTGACAATATCTGTGCCATAATTCCAAACTTTATGTTTATATTGTGCACCACCAGAAACAGAGTATTTGACACTATTGTCGTTATCAAAAGTGTAGCTAAACTCTGACGAATAGCTAGCCTCTGTTGGTTGGAAAGTGTACAACAAAATTGGGCCATCAAATTGAATCAACAGTGAGTTGATATCAACATAGTAGTCCACATCAACAATTGTTGTCAATTGACGTGGACCACCAAATTTGATGGGTTGATATGGTACCATTAGGTCCTTGGCCCAATGGTAATCACGACAGTATTTGTATCCGTTCCGAACGTCAGCTGCACTTGCCTGATAGATGAATTGTTCAAGTCCAAGTTGGGAGCAGAGATTGCGACCAAATGGAGCACAGGATGATCTCCAGGATGCTGATTCGGGGTGTGTGTGAGTTTTCTTATTTTGTGCTGATGTTGATATCTTTTGTAATGTTGTCTCTCTAAACGTGCTTCGAATAATTTCTGTTGGTATTGCTGGAGGGATTTTTCCAAAATCGAGAAGTCTTGCATACCAACCATGTAAACTTCGGGATGTGACATCACGAAGATATCTGATGATAAATGGAGAAGTAGCGAGGATTACGACAATTGGACAGATAATTATGAGGCGAGAGCTTGTTTTCTTTGACATTCAAAAACAACGTAGTAGAACCTACTAAAACAAATAAACGAACAAAACGAAGGGTTTTCCGAT